CAACATATCCTTGTTCCAGTTACAATATTTGAGGTCAAACATTGTATCAGATTTCCAGTAATCAGAACTGATAAGAGGAAGAACGGAAATAAGGTCAGGAGAAACACCAGTAAAATAGTCAACATTATAAGAAGAAGGATTAGCTTTTTCCCATTGAGACCAGCGGAAAAAATCCTGATAAATCTTCTGATAAGCAAGAAGAGGGAAAACGTTTACATAATTGTTCTGTATATACAACTGGGTATAAGGTGACGAAGCACCAGTATTTTTTAAAGAAGTAGACCACCAACGGTTTCCGGAAGAAGGAGAAGAATAAATCATGTTTCCGTATCCAAGGTAAGATAAAAGCTTCCAAGATAAATCAGCACGATAAAAACCGAACATATTTTTAAATCCTTCATCAGAACCAGGATTATCAACATTACCATTGAGCCTATAAAAGACACTATTAAAAACAGAAAGTTTCAAAGAAGGCAAATAAGTACCAAGCGACAAATTCTGAGTCAAAGACAAAGCTTGAATCTGATTAATATCCTGCATTTGTGTCAACACGGAAGGTGCGGACTTCCAAAGAAGACGCAACGGTACAGCATAAAAATCAAAATATTCACGCAACCGAGTATAAGCAGAAGTTTCAACGGGCTGAGTACGGGTGAAATACTCAACATTGAACTTATACTTATCACCAGGCATAGAAATATCCCAATAAACGGGAAGAAGCTCACCAACTTTCGCGGTAAACGCATTTTTACGTCCAATATCAAATCCAGAACGGTGAGGATGATTCTGAAGATTGGACATTCCAGTGTAAGAAGCCATAAAAAAACATTTAAAATTAAACATTATCAGTCATGATAAGAAAAAATACCAAACAAATCATTAGCCTTCTTGTGTTTGACCTTATCCCGACATTTCATCAATGAAGCAGCAGCCAAACGACGAACAAGAGGTAATTCATGGTAAGGTTTCACCTTATCACGAGAAGTTCTATCATAACGGAAGGAATAGTTACGAAGCTCAAAGTCTACCAAATCCTTGTCATTGGAATCTTCCAAGGTTTGATAGAAATCTACAAGACGGTTGTAATCATAACGATTCCAAAAATCAACTATTTTCCCGGAGATGATGCGCAAGAACTTTTCCCGGCCAAAGAGTTCTCCTCCAGGAGTGCCGCTGGACCAGAAAAGCTCTGAACATCCGTCTGTTGAATATGTTCGAATAAATTTCGCAATTCCGAGGAAAAAACGGTATACGCGGGAGAGACGATGAGAAGCTTCCAAATCAACACCATCGTACAAACGACATTCAGAAAGAATGAGAATATCACTATGCGGTAAACGTGCTTGAGGTGCAAGAATATTTCGCTCGTCATTTCTTTTTCCATAATTATCTACATAATTTAAATACTGTTTACAAAAAGACAAAATACTTTGTTTAAATGGAGTATTCTCGTTAAAAGGGTCACAAGTTAAATCTGCACATCCGCTGTGAATGACTCGTTGGGGCGCAGTGAACGCAGCATATAATAATTGGTAAACACTCGATGGAAGTTTACGAATAGAGTCCGAAAATCGGGGGAATAATCGAAGGAGATACGGCCAAGAAGGTTTAATTGTGCGAAAATATCCATCGCGCTCAACGCGGACTCCATCAAGGCACTTATCGGTAACCTCATCAATTTCGGCAATTCGTACCTTTCGAGGAAAGAGATTTGATTCTGTAAATCCAATGGAATGGAAGGATTTAGGTCGCACCACTTTTGGCATCTGAGTATAAAAGTCGGGTAAAGCGACAAAACTATTAACATACGACGCAACATACGGAGCTGCGAATCCTCTCGAGAGTGATGCATCACAACGTCCGTAAGACCAAGCCTTAGATACATTTTCAAGAACAGTCTGCGAGAATCGTTCGGAATTGGAAAACAATAACAAATGCCAATGCGGGCGGAAACTGGTAGGGCCGTATTCTGATACAGCGTAGTAACGTAATTTTTCATCCGGGTAATAACTTCTTAAACGTTTCAAAAACAAATCAAGGTCACGATTACAAACATAAGGAATCCTATTGGGAACATTATGCTTAACCTTTCCAAGAATAGACAAAAGCTCCTTAGGCTTCATGCCATAAGTAAACCGAACTTCAGGGTCTTTAAAAGTGCGTTCGACGGTAGAATTCTTCAACTTAACAGAAGCGGAACGAGGAACGCTGCGAAAACCAAACAAATAAGTGTTAGGGTCACCAGCATCCAGGTCATCAATATCGGGAACGCAGGGCACATCCGCAATATCGTCCGTACAAGTTTCAATAATCGAAACCTCCAAAGTAGGAAGGAAACAAGGAGCATAAGTAAGAGTAACAAAATAAACATAACGAAATTGAGCAGAATAAGTAGTAAGCAAGTTTGTTTGAATCCCGGAACGACGAAGGATACAAGAAGGACAAGAGCCACAAGACACAAGAACAGGCTCATGTGTATACTTGTTAACAACCGTACGAGGATGCTGACAACGAGTCACCAGCTTATTCTGCAATTCCTTGGTAATCATTTTCTATCAGTAAAATCTAATTCCACTTGACGGGGGCTACGAGCACGAGAAAAGGAAACATGAACAAATGTGCGATACTTTATAAGCTGGTCGAATCTAAAACCAGAACATTTAATTTTCAAAATAAAATCGTCTACTGAAAGACCAATAGGCTTCAAATCAACAGCATCACCAGTTAGATGTTGAGAATTATGAGAACCGCCGCACTTAATGTTCTGTTCTGAAGTACGAAAAGCAGAAGTAACAGCGAAATGAACATTCTTACGAAGAAGCCATTCAATTAAATCCATTAATTTCGGGTTCATAGCTTACGAAAATATTTGTGCAATAGACGTAAGAAGACTAACAGCAGCTGCAATAATAGCAGACCAGATTTTAGATTTAGTTTCACTTTTCATCAGGAATTGCTTTAAAGGTTGAACATTGAGAAATGATAAGAATACAATCCGGACGAAGATTTGAAGAAACAAATGCAGAAACTTCGTCAACGGGTACAAGAACAGTTTCGTTCTGATTAGGATTTACCTTTGACTGGATAGAACACAGATAATACTTTTCCATAAAATTAAAAATTTAAATTAGACATGTTTTAAAGACAGGAGCAAAGATATGAATAAAGATTTGAAAAAAACAAATAGTCATGTAAATTATTAACATAAATAAACAATAGCTATGTGGGTGGCAGGCTGGTCTGTGAGTTTGCGTATATAAGACAAGGGGGAGACTGAAAGCGATGAGGTAAATCGCTTTCCCTTTGGGCAAACTCAGGTAGGCTTCGCCAATTTATATTTTAGGTGTTTAGCGGCGACGGAAGAGAAGAGATTAAAGGGAAATTGCTTACGCGTTGCAAACGGCAAGCTTTAAGGAAGGCAGTACTATAGCCTAACGGCTCTGATTCCAGTCGACGGAGTCTCCCGGAATTCAGGGAGGTGCATAACCACGCTACGCGCGGTTGCCAGAAGTTACTCCAAATAACAAAACCCGGCGCGTATCACTACGAACCGGGCAAAACAAGACAAACAAAAGTTACTACCAAGGCAAGAAGTTTCCTATAGTATTACCAATAGAAGTACCATAATGCACAATCTTGTCAGCATCATAATATTTATACTTCTTTCCTTCATTACGGGCACGGTACCAATCTTCAATACTTCGAGAACGAGCACGTTCACGATTGAACTTAGAAGCTTCGATCTCAAATTCAGCATTCGAATGATTGGAAGCATTAGAAGCTCGAATCAAAGAGTCAGCAGTAGCTTCGGCAACCTTATTACTGATTTTCTGACCTTTGGCACGGGCATAAGTAAGAACCTCATCAGCAAGAACCTTCCTAGCCTGATTATAGTTCAAATGACCATGAGACATTTGATTGTAATACTCAGAGGCCTTAACATTCAAATCAGCCTGTTGCTGTTGATCAAGATATTTGTTAAGAACAGTCTTGGCTTCAGCATCAAGCAACTGGGAAGTACCCTGAGCCTGCAAAAGACGGCCAGCAAAAGCCATATTATCAAGTTCCTGCATTTCCTTGGAATAACCAAGCTGGGCACGAGCCAAACCTGTAGCTTTCAAGTATTCACGAGTCTCTTTCGTCATCTTAGACCAATCAACATTAGAGAGAGCCTGCATAGCCTGGGCATCCGCAAGGTTTTTCTGTCCTTGTAACTGAGAGACTTGAGCCTGCTGGACCTGAGATTGAAACACAGAACCAATAGCCTGCTGGATACCAGAGTAATCAGCCTGGAAAGGCTGCATGACAGCAGCACCAGAAGAAGAGGCAGAAGCTCCAGAACCAGCTGATTGAGCAGCACCGGCAGAACCACCATTCATCATCAGATAAGGATTCAAACCAGCTTCTTCGAGACGTTGACGCTGAGCAGAAGCAGTGTTATAAGCATTTTCCTTATTCCACATATTCTCCTGCCAATTACGCTGCTGTATCGCCATACGCTCGTTAAACTGGTTGTTCATCTGATTTATCTTATAGTTCATCTGGTTAGTCTCCCGGACATTCTGTCTATTCTGAGAATTCTGAATAGCAGAAGAACCAATGCCAAGAAGACCACCAGCGATTGAACCAAGAAGACCCATTATTCAGAGGAAGCAGCATCAGCGGAAGCAGCAACCGCCTTTTCTGCATCTTGTTTAGCGTTTTCAATGTCAATCAACTCTTGAGCCTGAGATTCAAGGTTTTCAGCATAAGCCGACAACTCTTTAGACCAAGCAATAATCTCAGAAGGAGACTGAACATACCGGGAACGAACCGTCGCCAAAAGGTCATCATCAGACATGTTATCCATAATCTGCTGAATCTGAGAAGCAGACTGTTTACTTTGACCAAACTTAGAAGCAATAGCAAGACCAGCACGGGAAGCCAAGTCCTTAGTGTGGAGAATCAAACGAACGTCAGAAGTATAACGAACCGGACAAGTTTCATCAGTATCATCAATCTCTACACGAAGTTCCTCAGTGCAATCAAATTCAGGAGCAACTGCAAAAGCATCAGGCTCAACATTAGGAATAAGTCCAAAACCTTGTTCCAGACATTCCAAAGAATTAAATTTTCCTATCATAATCAAAACAAAAATTAATAAGGTACACCATCACGAGACAAATTACGAGCAACATAGCAACCAATATAAGAATTGACCAAAAGCTGGTCAGTATCCCAGGTCGAATCAGCATTAACACCAAAAATAGGATCAAGAACAGAAGGACTAACCTTAAAGAACTTATAATTCAAAATAACCTTGGTGCTCGGATTAACATCACCTTCATTATAACTAAAACCAAACCATCCAGAAAGAAGAGATTCAGTAACAGGAGAAACCCAAGACTTAAGAGTAGTGGTAAACGCACCATTGATAACATCAAGCTTGGTTTTCCAGTTGAAATAACGAGGATTATAACCTGCATTGAACAGATTGGCAATAGAAGCTTTGGGAGAGTTGAGAATTTGCGTCATAGGAAGAACTTCCATACCAATATTATCAAACTCAGGAATCGGAAGACTTTCAGCATCAGTGACAAGCAACTGTCCGTCTTGACCAGTAATTGTATAATCAAGCAAGGGAACAGCATGATAGATACACATAACAACACAGTGCTCGTTAGTCGTATAAGTAAATGAACCATTTCCAGCACCGACACCTTTACCAGCAATAACAGCGGTAGTGTCTTCAGAAGCAAGGTTATTATTTACAACCTCACTAATATCAAGATTGCGGGAAATACCACCAATATAAGTACACATATTAGAAAGAGCTTGAGGTAAATTCACACCAAAATGTTTACGAATTTGTTCTCGATAGTCACTGTCACCTGATTGGCTGATTTCTTTCCAACGCTGAAGGGCCTCGGCTTGGCGAAGGGCAAGAACTGTAAATTGAGATTGTAATGTGGACAAATCGAAACGAAGTGTAGAACCTACAGGCAAAGTATTGTCTTTAGAAGCCTGAAGAGCAAAGAAAGGAACTGCTGCAGTGTTAGAAGAAACAGCAGAGGCAACACCAATAGAACTCTTTATAGAATCTTTGCCCAAAACAACATCAGGAATAGAAGAATTTTCAATATCAACAACAGCAACATCACCAAACTGAGAGTTCGGAAGAACACCCATCAACATATCCTTGTTCCAGTTACAATATTTGAGGTCAAACATTGTATCAGATTTC